GGCTAACTGGCTGCGTGTTGTAGTAGAGTCCAACAGCAAGCTCTGAGACGATGTCTCAATCGGATTTGCTGAGGCACGACTAACGCGTAGTGCAGCTGAATCGTTAAGCTGTGTATATGCAGCAACTTTCCAGCGCAAACCTCCTCTGTATCCTACGTATGCACTCATTACATATCGAATGTATGTCATGGCGCATATATTATAAACGATGGCACCGGATACCGGTGTTAAAGTACCACCAACTGAACTACCATAAGGTAGTCCAGGACCGTTGGGCAGATTACGTACAACGAATTCTGTTAAGTAAACTGCACCTCCAGCAGGAGGTGACGGGACGACCGTCACATCTAGAGAGCGATGATAAATGTATCTTTTCATAAGTGAACGAAAAGAGACAATGTGCTCTCCGAAATAAACCTGCGACTGCTCTAATTGTAAAGTTTTGTAATTTCCATTTAAAACATACATCGAGTCTTGCTCCGGCATATTCTCATTGGGAGTGACAATTTCTCTCACCCCCGAGTGTGCCAGTGCTGGAGGCCCAGCAGGTTCATCTAAACGCGAATAAGTAATTCTGTTTATATCATTCGGTGCTTTAACCTCAAATGAATCACCTGCGCTCATATAAACGTTTATTGAAACGTTTGCGGAGTCTGTAGGTGCAGCCAATTGATTTACAACATAAACTTGTAATACACCATTTGACCTAGAGGTGTAGCCAATATTGGGAAAACCAGAAACAGGACCTAATCGCGAAACGTGATTAAAAGGACCAATTTGAACACGCCTATAAGCGTCTTCTTGAGTCCAATTAACTTCAAAAGTAACATCACGTTCTTCCGCTATATCAATAACATGAACAAAGCGGTTATTTGTATCGACGTTTGTACCTTCAGCCCAAGGGGTTGGTTCATATACAAACATTAATCGACCTCTATGAAATTGCGAGCACACTATCTGAAATCTGACTCTTAACGAGCCAGTCCAATATTCAAAGGGTTCAGCTATGAATCCAACTGGAGTTTTAGTGTGTGCGGCATTTCCACCATCATCACCAACTACTGGTGTATAAAAACTAGGAGAGGTGTGTGGATGCAACAGCAGACTATAAATACGGCCTTCTGCTTGAGTGGTGTTAAGGTTCCAATTGAATGTGTCAATCCAAGCTTCTTTCTTTAATAAATAAGCAAATGACATTTCATCATCTGCAGGTAAACCAAGAGTAGCTGGATCGATTGTCAATTCCTGTTTAGGATCTAAAGACAATTTCATCAATGGATCTGCACCAGTGGTGTTAGCCAAATTACCCATTGGCTGTGGACGAACAAACATCGTATCAGTCAAAATGGGCGGCCGAGAATAACCAAAAATCTTTGCAACACCTGCAACAGCAGATGCAGCAATATTGGTAGCTTTTGCGAAAGCACCAATATATGGTATCTCAGTAAAATAATTGGCATAACTAGCTAGCGTAGTAGCTGGAGCAGAAATTAAACCATTACTGCTATATTCGTCTGCACCAGACTTGGCAGTAAATTTAGGTTTATTCTTCGATTTGCGCATTCTGACCCCTGACTGGGGTGTAACAGTGCCTTGAGATAGACCCGCTAGTTTAACATTGGACATCCAAGCAAACATAGTTATTTCAAC